CCACCGCAGAAAAGGACAGGCCAGCGTATAGCCTTCTGTGACTTCGCTGCTGGGGGTGACGAGAATGTGCTATGTATCCGTGAGGGCAATGAGATTTTACCGCTGAAATGCTGGAAGGAGCGTAACACTATGGACTCTGTGGGTAGGTTTATTATGGAGTTCAAGAAGTCTGACCTAGACCCAAGCTGTATATACGCTGACGCTGGAGGTCTGGGCATACCTATGTGTGACGCTCTGGCTGAAGCTGGCTGGGCAGTTAATAGGGTGAACAATGGTTCTAAGGCTTATGACGATAGACACTATGGGAACCGAGGGGCTGAGATGTGGTATGAGTCAGCCCGTATAATTGAGAAGGCAGAGGCTATACTGCCAGAGGACGATTTACTTATTGAGCAGCTTACCACCAGATTAGGTAAGACGAACAGTAAGGGTAAGCTAATGCTGGAGAGTAAGGACGATATGAAATCCCGTGGCATCAACTCACCGGACAGAGGGGATGCGGTTGTGGGAGCTTTAACCTGCGGGGGCATCAACAACCCAACTGTACAGCACGGGCGACAAAATGTGTTTGATATGATCTGGCCTGACGAGGGGGATGGATACAGTGTCACTCACGGCGTAGGAGGAATGGATGCTGGATAATGGGCGTAAGGACACATCAGTTTAGTACGGGTAAATTTGACATACACATACAGGACATAGACGGGCTGTGCTGTGATTCGGATAACCCGCCGAAGGATAAGGAGAAGTCTATAACTATAAGCCCCAAACTCAAGGGGCGGTACAGGCTGGAGGTATTGATACATGAATGCCTACACGCAGAGTACCCGTCTATAGATAAATGCTCCGAGGAGGAATGGGTTGATACTACTGCTGCTAACATTTCTAAGCTTCTCTGGAGACTAAACTATAGAGGATAATATAATCTAATTTACTCTAATCTATTCTACTATATTCTAGTGTGAGTATTTTGGAGAACCTCGGAGAAAGTGGAGAAAGAGTAAAATAGTTTTCTTACAGACAGGGGTTTTCTCCGAACCGAAATATCCGATACATAAGAAACTTGAATCTTTCCGTTTATGCTAATAGTAATTCCTACAGTGCGGTGCGTATGGTGTGCGGAGAGATTCCGTAACGGCTCGCACCTCTCTCTGGGAGCCCTTGAAACAAAGCACCGTACTCTAACGATGGGATACATAGAAGGAATCTTAGGCATAGCTGGGGCTGGGTTATCAATCTGGCTATGGTGGCTTAATAACAGGGCAGCGACTAAAAAGGAAATAAAGGAACAAGATGCCGCTAAAGTGCATAAGCATACTGCTGATTATATTGACGACCAGTTGCAGTAGCCTAAGACCGCTACCGACTACTAGGTTGCCAGAAGGCAATGTTAAGCGTCTAACAGAAATGCCTGAGTTTAATTCTATAAAGGAATCAGGGGATGATGTGAAGCGATGGGCCAGAGAGGCACTTCACTCGATAAACGATTTAGAGTACCAACTAAGGAAACAAGATGATTGATAGACAGGAACTAAGTAACTCCATCACCGTAGATATACAAGATCGCTCCCGCTGGGAGACACGACAAAAGCTGTGGTATGAGATGCGCCACAATGGGCTGCGCCGTAAGAATAAACCTTGGCGTAACGCCAGTGACTTGCACTTCCCCTTAGCCGACTCAGTTATCGAGAGACTGAAGCCGTTCTACTATATGCAGGTTGTGGGTATGGATACGATTGCCTCGTTCGTTCCTATGCGCCAGCAGGACAACGGCATGACTGTAACAGCCGAGCGGTGGTTTGATTACCACACCAAAGAGAAAACCAATTTCCTAACTGAGTGCCTTACTTGGATTGACCACGGACTAATGAGTGGCCGTTCAGTTATCAAAGTCTACTGGGACTCAGACAAGAAGCAGGTAAGGTACGATGCGATTGACCCGATGATGGTCGTAGTACCAGACCGCACCAAGAATCTTCAAGACTCCGAGAGGGTGGTTCACATTATGCAGATGAGTGTTGAGGCTTTCGAGAACGACCCGAAATACTCAGGCGTGGATGTGGAGCTAGTACAATCCAAGAGATATAAAGCTGGCAATAGCGCGGAGAAGGAGGTCACGACCTATAGACGAGAAGGAATCAACTACTCCTCAGATATGAGCCGCATTATTCTTTGGGAGGTGTACCACAAGAGCGAGGGCAAGGTGATCGTAGAAACATTCTGCCCTGAGATTCCTGAGATGGATGTACGTCCACCAATGGAACTAGACTACAATCACGGAGAGTATCCGTTTGTAGACTTCAGTTATGAGATTAAAGATAAGGGCTGGTTCTCTCCTCGCGGGGTATGCGAAATCATTGCTCCGTTTGAAGCATCTCTATGTAAGATGTGGAATGACAAGCACGATGCGATGACGCTGTACAATCGTCCTATGTTCAAGTCGGACAGGGATGTACCCAACAGCAGCAACATTCGCCTTTCCCCAGCCCAAATTCTACCAGTTGGATTAGCACCAGTGCAGATGGCCCAGCCTCCTATCAGCTTCGATCAGGAGATTGAGACTACTCGGTTCATTGCAGAGCAGAGGATCGGTATGCCTGACTTTGGTGTTAACTCGATGAGCAGTAAAGGAGATCGACGAACTGCCACAGAGATCAATGCTATTAGTGGGCTTATGGCAGAGTCCAATGACTTACGGGCTCGCGTGTTCCGTCTGTCGCTTGGCTCTCTATACCGTCAGTCTTGGTCGCTATACTTACAGTACAAGAAGGAAGATTTGGAGTTCCGATACCGTGAAGATAACGGGCAGATGGAACCTGACGCATTCTTCGGTGAGTATGTGATAGAACCTAAAGGTGGGCCTGACAGCCAGAACCGAGCACTCAAACTACAGCAAGCTATGGGGCGCAAGCAGTTATTCGCTGGCTCACCCTATATCAACCAAGCTGAGTTGGATCGCTCGATACTGGAACTGGATGATCCGTCTTTGGTTCGCAGGATGTACATTGATCCGCAGTTCAAGCAACAAACAGAATCTCTTGAGGAAGCTAACAACATCGGAATTATGGAGGTGGGAATGCCAGTTCCGGTGCGTGGTGACGAGGACTTTGAAGTTCGGATCGCCACACTGGTAGGTTACTTAGATAATAAGATGGCTGATAATGATGCCATATCTCAAACAACCCAACAACTAGTCGTTCAAAGGATAAGCCAGCTACTTGATGCATACGAGCAGGTTGATACCAATGCAGCAAGACAGCTACGAAAACAACTCGCTGAGTCTGCTGAATCATTGGCTATGGATCGTCAGGCTCAGGTAATGGGGGCTCCTGATGCCGAACAAATCCAACAACAGTAGAGAAGATAACTACCCTGAAACCAGAAAAGCTTACGCAAAGAAAAATAAGAAAAAGATAGCTGCGTGGTATAAACAATACTACCAAGAGAATAAAGAAGAGCATAGGGAGAGAAGTAAGGAATATTACAAGAAAAACACAAAAAAGATAAGAGCGCAGCAGAAGGCTTACAGGAGTAAGTATAAGGATATAATAAGCCAAAGAAGAAAAGAGGCTTTCCTTAGCAACCCTGCCCTAAGAATTATAGCAAACCTTAGAAACAGAATAAGCAGGGTAATAAAAGGTAAAAGCAAGATAGCTGAAAAGACACTAGGTTGTAGTAGGGAACATTTCCTGAAACACCTTGAAGTTCAATTTAAGAGAGGGATGACTTGGAAAAACTATGGCACTCACTGGCACGTTGACCACCACATTCCAGTATGCGCTCACGATCAATCTAATAAAAAAGAATTTGAAGCTTGTTGGCACTTTAGTAACTTAAAGCCAATGTGGAAACATGATAACCTAAGAAAAGGAAGTAAAATATGTTTAGAAAGATAAGGGCGATGCTGTTATTCGCCAGAGAGGTACAATGGACACCAGAACCGGAGTGGAAAGAAGAAGATTCCGTCAAACTACTATTATTCCTAGAGAGCGAAACGGGGCAGAAGTTTTCCAGAACACTTGCGAATATGGTGATAAGAAATCAGTCTTATTGCTTAGAGGATAAAAAAGACCTTGTTTTCAGCGCAGGGTTTGCTAATGGTTTTAAGGGTTGTGTGAGTGCCATAGAGTCACTTGCCAACAAAGAACTTTACGAGGACTTGGAAGGGGATGAGCCAAGCGACCTCGAAACTTAAAGACATCCCGAATACGCCGAAGCTGGTGTCGGGCCTAGGCGAAACTATAAGACACACCACAGGTAAGCAATGTGCGAGCTTATCTGAAAAAATGCACAAAGATAAAAAATGAGTGAAGAAACAGAGGGCGTAACATTGGAGCAGCTACAGCAAATGGCTGCGGAACAGGACAGGTTATCGGGTTATGATGAGGGGTCGCACCCTGCTGAAGTTCCCACTGCTGAGATCGAGCAGAGGCGGAACGAACAGAGTCAGCCCGAACCGGAGAAACCTAAAGCTGAAGCACCTGAGCCGAAGCCAGCGGAACCGGAGAAACCTGCCGAACCTGAACCGCAGAAAGAAGCTGGGCCTCCAGAAGTGCCTGACAGTTCTTTGAAAAGTGAAGCAGATAGCAAGTCTACTAAGTCTGAAAAACGGCTTAACGATTCTTGGCGCAAACTGAATGACGAAAAGTCTGAGCTTGCACGGCAAAGGCAGGAGCTTGAAGAAGTCAGGCAATCGCTTAATGACCGAGGTAAGCCAGAGGAATTTGTTGATTCGGACGGCAACTCTGCGGAGGACTATGAAGCAGCAGCCAGAAACTTTGAGCTTGAAGGTGAAATGCGTTTAGCTGAGAAAGCTAGAGAGCAAGCCGAAGAGGTCAGGGCTATGGCTCAGGAACATAAGGTTTCCAAGAATGAAGGTCAGTTCAAACAAGAATGGGCCGCTAATTTCGAGGAAGCCGCTAAATCCTACCCTGAATTAAGAGAAGGAGATTCCACATTCAGGAAGGCTGTTAACCAGATTCTCCAAGAGCGACCCGTCCTAGCAACTTATTCAGGCGGCATTATAGATGCGGCAGACATTGTTGCCAATATGCAGAAAGCAGAATCAGCTAACTCGCTTCAAGAACAGATCAACGCTCTCACTGAAGAGAATGCTGGTCTAAAATCTAAACTCTCCATTGGAGGCTCTGACCCGTCTGCACCAACTGGTGATCGTTCATTTAACGAACTAACACCGGAGGAACAGTTCGCGGAACTACAACGCCGCGCTGCGGAAGTAGATGCAGGAGGAGGCTACTAATGGATTAACTTATTGCATAAATCATGGCTCTACAAAGCACATCGAATCCGTCCACAATGGCGGATCAATACCAAACGTACTTTAGCAAGCAACTGCTAGACTACGCCGTTCAGTCTTTACGCAAGGCTGAGTTCGCTCAAACCGCAGCACTCCCCAAAAACGCGGGGGCTCAATCCATTCGGTTCTTCCGTTTTGGCGAGCCTTCTACTGCCAGTGTGCAGGACTTGACTGAGGGTTCTGCGATTAGCAGCAGCAACTATCGTGAGTTATCGCTCGGCTACGTCGATGCCACCTTGAACCAAATCGGTCAGGTGATCGGCGTGACTGACGTTCTCAACGCTACTTCGCTCCTGAACATCATGCAGCAAGCTATTAAGACTAATGGCGAAGATGCTGCCCTCTACATGGATGACCTTATCCGTGACGAGTTGGTGAACAAGACCGACAGCGACGAGAGCGACAGCCGTACCAAGCGTTACTCTGGTGGTGATGCTACTCCTACTTGGGCTGAGTTAGCTGCCGACACGGTTGCCAATACTAAAATTGACGCAACTGACTTGTTGGACAGTGTGACTAACCTGAAGATCAACCGTGCTCCGCAGATTGGCGGTCAGTACGTTATGGTTGCTTCCCCACAAGTGACCCGTGATCTGATGAACAACACTGATTGGCTGGAAGCTCACAAGTACAGCGCAGTCCAAGGTTTGTTCAAGGGTGAGGTCGGCTCCTTCCACGGAGTTAAAGTCATCGAAGATACCAACCCATTCATCGAGGATTCGAGTTCCGCCAAGGGTACTTACAGTGCCTCTGGTGACATCTTCACCTCCTTCGTGATGGGTGGTCAGGCGTTTGGTGTACCTGCCTTATCCGGTGAGTCACCTAAGTCGCCTTCGATTGTCATTACTGACACTCCTGACAAGAGCGATCCACTCAACCAGACCACCACGATTGGCTGGAAAGCATACTACACCGCTAAGGTTCTTAATGAGAACTGGTTCGTGGTGTTGCGTTCTAAGAGCGCGTATGCCTAAACAATAACAATGGAGGGGGTGGGGAAGTAAAAAGCCCTGCTCCCTCCGCTTTACAGATTGGTGTAAGATGCCGATATATGTTTATGAAAATGATAGGGGCGAGAGGATAGAAGAGATACGACTCGCCAAAGACAAAGACCGATGCCCTGATGGATACTCAAGAGTGAAGGAGCCACAGGCAATGTCTTTTACAGGAAACGCTTCCAACCCTACGAACATGAAAGATGGTGTTCTCAAGGGTTATTATGCTGAAGAATGCAAAGGCGGGAGATGGAAGTCCGACTATAGCAAGAAACAAATCAAAAAAGCGTGGAGTGACTAATGGCTAGAAAAGATATTGCCGACATAGGCGAGGTAGTAAGCAACACAACTTGGGATGATGAATTGCAGGTTAGTCTTAGCGGGTGTTCCCTGCTGGGGCTTTTCGGTTCTTGTAAGGCATCTTCCGATCAGTACGTCATGGTGTTCGATAGTGCCAGTGCTGTAAGTGACGGTACTGCCCCATCAATTCATCCGATCTATGTGAAGGGTGGAGACAACTTTTTCCTAGAGGTTCCTGTTAGGGGGCTTAGATTTACTAACGGTGTGTATGTTGCTTTCTCCTCGACAAACACAACCTTAACCAAATCTTCAGCAGACTGCTGGTTTACGGGGGTAATAGTATGAGCCAAAGCCAATTAGGTCAGAGTTTAGGTGGCGGTGGTGGAACTGGCGACATTACTTCTGTTACTGCTGGAACTAATCTAGATGGTGGTGGTTCTAGTGGTGCAGTAACTATTAACCTGCTTACCGAAACAGTTGAGGACATCGTTGGCGCAATGGTTGACGGTGGCACTGAAACTCGATGCACTGTTACCTACGATGATGCGGCTGGTAAGTTAAACTTTGTTGTGGATGACATGACCACTGACGCTAACACCACTTACGGTGTGTCGGCTGTTGATGGTGATAACACTGATGAGGAAAAGATTAGACTAACTGGTAGCGACTCCTCTACGGATGACATAGTTTTAGAGGCTGGCACTGGGCTTACTATTGCTAGGGATGGAGATAAGATTACTTTTACTAGCACTGCTGATGCTGCCGGAACAGACAACTCAACCCCTGTAACCCTAGCTGGAACACCGGACTATTTAACTCTGAGCGGTCAGGAGATTACTCTAGCTCAAATTGATTTAACTGCTGACGTAACTGGCAACCTACCTGACGCTAACATAGCCAGCGCATCAACATGGAACGGAAAGCAAGACGCACTCACCTTTGGAATCGCAAATACCAATGCGGTCAAGGTAGACTCAGCGGATGTAGCTGATGACGAATATGCTCGGTTCACTGCAAGCGGATTGGAGAGTCGCAGCGGGTCTGAGGTATTGAGTGACATTGGTGCTGCTGCGGCGGCGCACAACCATAACTCAGCCTACCTTCAGATTACCAACAACCTGAGTGATGTGACGGCATCCACAGCCCGAACTAATATTGGGGTGGCTATCGGTTCGGATGTTCAAGCCTACGATGCCGACACCACCAAGAACGATGTGTCAAACTCTTGGACTGCCGCCCAGCAAGGCAACACGCAGACTGCGGCCTTCTCAGCGTTAACTGTCGGCAGCGACACAGGCGTACTAGACTTCGACACCTACCAGAATTTCGTAATCACTTTAGGTGCTGGCGCAAACGGCTTTACCAACCCAACAACCGATTCGGGCAACACTGGGCAAACTGGAGTGATCGTTTTGATTCAAGATAGTTCCACATCAACGACAACTTGGACTTCTGACTACAAGAATGTTGGAGGCAGCGCACCTTCACTTTCGAGCGGATCAGCAAAAGTGGATGTGCTGCCGTACATTATTCAAGCCGACAACACGATCCTGCTTGGCGCACCGCAACTAGACTTTAGCTAATGGCAGACTTCGGATCAGCACTGTGGAATAAGCCAGCTTCCGGCGGGGGCGGTGGTGACTCAACCCCAGCCGAAGACCCTGTGGTGCGTTCGCTGCGGTTTGATGGCAGTGCGTATCTCCATCGAACAGTTAGCTCCAGCGAGACAACTTGGACGCTGGCGTTTTGGATGAAACGGGCATGGATTACTCCTCCTGATACGAACAACAGATACGTCTTTTCAATCAATGATGCGTCAGGGCTTTATTGGGGGGGTTCTTTCGTTGCTGATGGAACTCTAGGATACTTCCGAGGAGGCTCAAGCGTAACAATTTCAACAGCCAAATATACCGACCCATCTTCGTGGTATCACGTTTGCCTCGTTTGCTCATCCAGCACAGCCAACTTATACATTAACGGTGAGTTGTCGCCTAACATGGGAGGCATGAGTCTCTCGCAGAATACAGTTACCAGCATACGATTCGCTAACTACGGCACTTCTAGCAGTCATAAGGCAGAGCAGTATTTGGCAGACATCTATTTCATTGAAGGCGAAGCAAAGTCTCCCACAGATTTTATCGAGTCTAATAATTACGGAGGCTACAAACCCAAAGCCTACACTGGCTCATTCGGCACAAACGGATTCCACATCGACGCACAGCCAGCCCACGATGCCGACCTCCTCGTAACCTCCGTAAGCCGCAACGATGGCGACACAGACTTTGTTGATGTGGCAGCGGGGCATACGATTACTGACACTGGCGACCCAGAGCATAGCATTGCGGTTGGCAATCCGTTTACTGGTGATGATAGGGCGATTTACTTCGACGGTAATAATGACACGGTTGCAGTAACAACGGGTCACAGCGACTTTGCGTTTGGGACTGGAGATTTTACCGTAGAAGGCTGGTATTACTTTAAGTCCATTCCGAGTGGAACTGATGCAATGCTGGTTGATTTACGCCCAACTAATAGCACGGACACTGACACGTTTGCGTTTTCAACAGACACAACAAACGGGGTAAAAGTTTACTCCGGTGCTAACTATACGTTAGGCGGCTCATTATCCACCAACACTTGGCATCACATTGCATTGGTTAGAGATAGCGGAACACTTTACGCATACATCGACGGAACAGCCACCGGAACTACGCGGTCTTTCAGTAATGACCTAACGGCTAACAGTACCCCTCGGCTGGGCGCAACGGCTGATGCGGGAACGAGTGCTGCCTTTACTGGTTATATCTTTGATGTCCGAATCACTAAAGGCACGGCCCGATACACTTCAAACTTTACGCCACCCACATCTAAACTAGAAACAGAGGATTCGGACACTAAACTCCTTATCCAGCCACACAAGGACGATACTAATTTTCACGACGAGACTAGCAACAGCCACGCTCTTTCCGTAACAGACTCACCTACCCGCACAGCCTCCACACCATACGAAGCCGCAGCGAAATCAACTGCGATGTATTTTGATGGAAACGATAACATCACCACCTCAACCTCCACTGATTTAGCCATAGCCTCTGGAGACTCTTTTACTGCCGAGTGTTGGGTTTATTTTAATAGCACGCACTCGACGCATGACGGGATATTTTCTACCTACGGTGTAGGGGATGTTTATGGATGGGTCATTGAATGCACTGGAGGTTATTGGGGGGTCTATGATTCTGGCGGTGGTAGGCAAACGTCATCAACGGCAGCAACCACAGGGGAGTGGCATCACGTTGCGCTGGTCAAGACTGACAACACTTCAAACGGAGCTAGGCTGTATTTGAACGGCAATAAAATAAACGATGTCACTGTTAGCTCTAACATAACATCAGCAAGGTCTGTTACTTTAGGTAATTATTATGCGGCAAATTCGACCTACGACATAGACGGGTATATATTTGATGCTAGGTTTACTAAAGGCGAAGAAAAATACACTGGCTCAACCTACACAGTACCATCAGCCCCATTCGAGCTAAACCCCGTCTATCTCGGAGGCGACCAAAGCGGTAACAAGAATCATTTTGAGCCGACGAGCATCAGTCAGGCGCACGATGTGCTGATCGATAATCCTTTCAAAAACCACCCAACGTGGAACCCTTTGGTCAACTCAAGCAACACCTTTAGTGAAGGGAATCTAAAGGTCACTACCACCTCATCTACTCCCGCTAAAATAGTTTCAACAATCGGGGCATCCTCCGGTAAGTGGTATGCGGAGTTGCTTTACACAGGGCAAGCTAATTACCCGCTAGGCGTTACGGCAGACAACCGAGAACGTGACTATTTGGGTAATTCAGATGGAAACACATCCATTTCTTTTTGGACTGGAACAGCCGGAACATCAGTCTACATAAATGGTTCTTCAGTTTCTTTTAGCGGGTCATCAACTACTTGGGCTAATGGAGATATTATTGGTATCGCCTTAAACGCTGACGATGAAGAGGTATCTCTGTACAAAAACGGAAGCCTAGTAGGCGCGGCAGTAAGTTATTCATCATACAACTGGACAGAGGCATTCTTTGCGGCGGGCAACTACGTCTCTGGCCTAGTTTATCACGCTAACTTCGGGGCCGACCCAACCTTTGCTGGGAACAAAACCAGCGGTCAGGACACCAGTCAATCCGAGTTCTACTACGCTCCGCCCACCGGATTCAAAAGCCTGAACACCAGCAATCTCGCTGCCCCATCCGTTGCGCCGTCAGAGCATTTCGGCGTTTTAACCTACGTTGGCAATTCAGATTTATATTACGGCAGCGGATCAACGCAGAATGTTACTGGAGTCAATTTTGACGTTGGGATGGCGTGGATTAAGGATAGAGATAACAGTGCCGAATCAAGTTTCACCGGAAGCGGATCAGATGAATACGGTAATTATTTATTTGATACAATCACAGGGACTAGCACAGGAGGGTATAACTTAGACGGCGATGTGGCTTCTAGTAGTGGTGGCCCATACCTAAATTCTGGCGAGGAAGGGGTGATTTCGTTTAGCGCGGGGTCGGGTACAAACCGAGGCATCACGGTAGATCAGGCTGGCGAGACAAATTACTACTACGACGAATTTGGTTTTTACGAAATTACCGAACGCTATGTGGCGTGGCTTTGGAAGTTAGGAAGCACTGGTTCAAGCAGCACTTGGAATAGTTCATATACTGCACCTAGCACCGAACATTACAACTCATCGGCGGGAGTGACTACGATTGAAGTGTCACCAGCTAGTAGTGGCAATCTTGAAGTGGCTCACAGCCTGTCAGCAGCACCGGAGTTTTTCTTCGTGGCGGACGATCAGGGGAGCGCAAACTTCAGCGGCTTCCCAGCTTTCCATAAAGATTTGAGCAGCGGAAATTATTTGCAACTTGATGGCAACTCGGCCCAATCAAGCGATAGCACTTACTTTCCATCTGGGGCGGCTCACGCTGATTATATTAAATTAGGTTCGGCTTTTATTGATGACTACGGGTACGGTTTTAACCTACGCATCTGGGCGTTCACTGGCGTTGAGGGCTATTCCAAATTCGGCAAAATGACTGGAAACGGAAGCTCATCAGACGGCGTTTTTTGCTATCTTGGCTTTCGGCCCGCGCTGGTCATTACGAAAAACATATCTAATACCTCTGGGTATCACTGGCGGATGTGGGATTCAGCGCGTGGATCTAATAATGTAAATGACGAAGTTTTATACCCATCATCGTCCCTTAATGAATCCACTTCGGACGGTCACATGGATTTTCTTTCAAACGGATTCAAGCTGCGGAGTTCTGCTGGGAATCTAAACAACGACACATACATATTTGCGGCTTGGGCCGAACAGCCCTTCGCAGCACCAAGCAACGCCAGATAGGATTTAATCATGCCATACACTACAAAAGAAGGTCGGGCACTCCCGCTAGACAAGGCGTTCAGCCATAACAACATTTCATTTCCCGCCAACTGGCTTCGGGTGTCCACACCTGCCGACAAAGAAGCGCAAGGCATTAGCTGGGTGACACCGGAAGAACCGCCAGTTGTCCGTGCGCCGTTGGATCGTGAGAAGTCGGACGGCATTGTTCGGGCTAAAGACACTGCGGGTAAGATGTTGGCTCAATCTGATTGGATGGTAGTTGCCAACGTAGAGCGTAGCCGAGCAGTGGCAGAGGATTGGGCCGAATACCGTGCTGCTGTAATTGCCGAGGCGGATCGTCTGGAGGGTGAATACAACGCTGCCGCCACCTACACTGACATTGACTTAATTAAGCAGAACTGGCCGATGAACCCTGACGAAGTTGCAGCACGCGAGGCTGATGAGGCTAGGGCGGCGGCGGCTAAGGCGAAGCGGGAGGAAAAGAAAGATGCCTGATTATGTCCCAAATCCAAACTCTCTGGACTCTATTCTCACCCGAATGGAAGCTAGGCAAGTCGGCAACACAGAGAAGCTTGACAGAATGATTCGACAATTAGACGACCATCAGGTAAGAATTGAGAAGTTAGAGACATTCAAATGGTGGCTCTTAGGGGCTGTCGGCGCAGGATCAGCGGGTGGAGGATTAGCGTTAAGTAAACTATTCGGAGGATAATATGCCAAACTATAAAAAATATCATAAAGAAACTGAAAAAGAGTTTAAGAAACGAATGAGAAAAACGGGTAAAGCAAGAACCGCTGCCAATAAAAAAGCAAAAGTTGCTTCAAAGACAAAGTCAAAGAGAGGGATGCGTTATGCTTGATAAAGACTCAATCCTTAACGGAATAATTCGCCACATCCTAACAGCGGGTGGGGGCGCATTAGTAGCTAGAGGAATGGTTGCGGAGACTGAGGTGGAAGCCTTGGTTGGCGCAGTAATTACAATCATTGGCTTGGTGTGGTCAGCACTAGCTAAAAAGAAAGCAGAATAAAATGCCAGACTTAACGGGTGGTACAACATTCACATCAGGTCAATCCGTAACTCACGGTGATCTTAACAATCTAGTAGGCAATGCTACCATTAACGACAATGCAGTAGTAACAGCTAAGATTAACAATAGTGCTGTAACAACCGCAAAGATACTGGACGCTAATGTAACTACAGCTAAGGTTGCCGATGACGCCATTACCTACGCTAAGATTCAGGACACTGCCACTGACAATAGATTGCTAGGTGCAGCCACCGCTGGTGAGGTAGGGGAGGTTCAGGTTGCCACAGACATGGTAGCCGATAACGCAATCACTCCTGCTAAAATGGAGGACGGTACTCAGGGTGATGTTTTGGTTTATGGTGCAGATGGCGCACCTGAAAGATTAGGCACAGGAACATCTGGACAGGTTCTAACTGCTGGAGGAACAGGGGCTACGGCAAGCTGGACTACGCCATCCGTCAGCACGCCAGTTCCCTTGGTTGAGTTTTTTGACAGCGGGGCCGACGAAGATTGGACAGTTCCAACTGGAGTAACGAGAGTTAAAGTTTCGGTTCAAGGGGGTGGCGGGGCAGGATACAGCTCTACAACCAGCGGGAATGCTAATGACGATGGCGGTGCTGGCGGGGCTTATTTTGAGAAGACCTTTTCCGTCACGGCAGGAGACACAATAGCTGTTGTTGCTGCCGCCAATGCAACTGGCAATGACGCTGGTATTGGCTCCGGCCCGTACTCCGCGACTGATGGAAATAATAGCTCAATTACGTATGACTCAGTTACCTATCAGGCAAATGGGGGAGGCGGAGGAAGGTCTAATAACACTGAAGTTGCTGGCGGTTCAGTTACGGGAACTGTGGACATAAGTGTTAGTGGACGATCCAATCACAACGGTGGATTTCCGGGTTCAGGTTATTTAGGCCAATACGGAGCAGGGGGTTATAACGCAGCCTCCCCTAGCACTTCGTCTGACATTGGTCACGGCGGCTTTGTGAAAATTGAATACTAATCCTGAAGGGATAAGATGACACCTATACCATATTACGGAAGGAGCTTGACCAAATCTAACTTGGCTCAGTTTATTGCTGACAAGCTACAGAAAACAGATCAAGGAAGTCTAAATTTAATTAAGTCTTTTATTGACCGTAGGTATGAAATGATCTGGAACTCTGCTATATGGCGTGAGTCTTTAGGTACAACATCTTACTCTGTATCCGCTGACACAGAAGAAGTAACTCTAAATGCAGCGGTTCAGTTTCCTATAGCAGCTTCTTGGGATGATGAAGAAATTACACCTATTGACTATTCCGCAGTGTTCAGGACTGACCCTAAACTATTCTCTGAGACAGGTAAGGTTGCCAATTTCATTGTCCTTCCAAATGACTCCTCGGGTCAGGCAAAAATTAGGCTGCTCAGGAAGCCGAAGGAGGCTAAAACGCTTCTAGTTCTTGGCAAGGTGTTTCACACAGTTCTTACTGACGATCATCGCCCAGAGATAAACGGAGTAGATAACGCCCTTCTATGCTTTGTGGAGGGAGATATGCTTGAGCACCTTCGCCAGTACCAGAAAGCACAGATTAAATTTCAAGAGGCTTCAGCCCAGCTAATGATAGTTAAGGACATGGAGACTCACCAATCAGCAAGTGACACTAGGATTATTCCACAAGTAGAAGCGTCTTGGGACTTAAACGATTTCAGTAACTAATGCCTGTACACTACAACGATGGTCTTGATGACCAGTTAGCTTACGACTTGTCCGGTAGTTTTATCGGAGGTCAGATAAGCAATGTACGCGCTAATCTCTTAAAGGAAGGTCAGTTCCACGAAGCCAAGAATATGGACATCGACAAGTTCGGTGCTATTTCTACTAGGCGAGGAACTTCTATTGTAGGCTCTACTCTGACTAATCCGATCAATGGGCTAACCTTTTTTGACACGCCTTCCTATGAAGAGATTCTAGCTGTATCTAATGGTGTTCTGTATAAGTCAACTGGATCAACCTTTTCTAGCGTATCAGGGTACACTCCATCAGCTTCTAATAATGTTGAGTTCGCTCAGTTAGTGGACAAAATGTTTATGACGGACGGGAGCGGTAACTTGCACTCCTACAACGGTTCAGCAGTTACGGACGAAGGCTCATCAATACCTAGGGGTAAGTTCTTAATATCCCACACGAACAGGCTTTTCTCCGCAAACAATAACAACTACGACGATGAGGTTGCAGCGAGCGATATTCTAGACGGAACTACTTGGGGAACTGGGTTTCAGTTTAGGGTTGGAGGCGGCGAAGGTGATCCTATTACTGGCATAGTAAGCTGGTATAACTTTAATTTAGTTGTATTCAAGGAACGCTCTATTCATGTGGTAGTGACTGACCCATCTCAATCATCTGCTAGTAGCTGGCCTGTTAATAGAATTGATAATACTGTTGGTTGTGTTGCAGGTAGGACTATAGCACAGGCTGGGTCTGATGTGTTTTTCTTAGCTAGGGATGGTATCCGCACTGTACGCACTATTCTCTCAGGTGCTCAGAGTTCTGTGTCCGAGCCTATCTCTACTCCTATTGACGATCTTATACAGAGAATCAACTGGGGCTCTGCACAAAACTCATGCGCTAAGTTCTGGAACAATAGGTACATTCTTAGTGTGCCTCTCGATAGCTCGACGACCCCTGACTATACTATTGTATTTAATACTGTGACTAGGTCTTGGAGCGGATACTGGACAGGCTGGACTAATAACGTGTACGCCGAGTCTGGATTTACTAATTACCCAAAGCTCATAATGGGTGACAACAGCGGCAATGTTCTTACATGGCTTGATTACGTTAGTGATTCTTCCCTATCTTCATCTACCTATCAGGACAACTCAGTAGACATAGAAAGCTTTCTTATCAGCAGGGGGCATGTTTACGGAGACTTTTTATCACCCAAGCTGGGGAACCATTTGGACATAGAGTTTGAGAATAGCATTGCTGGATGTCATTGCGCGGAAGTATATGCAACTCTTGATGAAGAAGCTGGTGCTACTGACGTATTGATCGAGAACAACATTCCTACTCAGTCAACATCGGTTACGCTCCCAGTTACTTTGCCATTTACTCTACCTGCTGTTGGCCCGTTCTCTCGCTCATTCTCCCTAAGCACAAAGGGTGAGTTCAATGAGGCTAGGTTTAAGATCAAGGCAAGCTCAGGTAGGCTATTAGTTAGGTCGATTAAAACCAGTGCGTTTATGAACACTATGGCTCTGGAGAAATGACCAATGACGAACACAAACGATTTTCTGTATCTGATGTCATTAGCTTCATCAGGAGATATGATACCAGAGGGCTCTGTTTCGGTGGATGGCCGAACAATATCTTGGAAATATACATCAAGTTCCATCAACAAAATGGAAGTCTCTGCCTCGTCGAGCAGGATGGTGTATTGGTTGGGATGGGAGTGGGATACCGAATCAATGAAAACGACTTGGATCGGCATTGGCAACCCTTCAACCCCGAAGGCGATAGCTTCTACTTGTCGGACATCGTATGTTCTGAAAGATGGGCAACCGCAACTTGTATCAATGAGTTTGCGGAGAGGGTTCCCGATTGGAGAAGGTTGCGAGTTCTCGCTCTTAGACATGGTAAAAGAAGAGAATTTTCACAACAACTAATAGAGAGGATATTTAGTGATAGTCAAAGGCACAGTTGTAAAAGGGAGGCAGTACGAGAACAAACCTCCGACAGCGAATATAAAGATGCAGAAGCCCCTGCCAGTGGGGGTCTATGTGGGGGAGGCGTACCGGACTGCCGAGCAACAGGGTAGCCTAGACGCAGTTGAATTAGGAAGAAGCTTTGTATGGATAAACGATCACCAGCCAGATATAGCGGAAGCATACATAACAGGATACTGGGGGTGCGACCTGTACGGACAGTTTCTCTTTATTGAGAATTTAGTAGAACTAGACAAATCACAAATCCGAAACTTATACGACAACGCAATGAACTCTTGGGAGGAACAGTATGTACAACAAGCTTCTTGAAATAGCAAAGGGCATTACAGACTCTTACCGTGAAAGGTATTGGGCTGCTGCTGATGCTGTCAACAAAGGTACACCACCTCCTCCTGCCGCCCCTAATTATGCAGAGGCCAACCGAGAAGGTATCATGGCCGACATCCGAACCTTACCTGCCCGTAAAGCTATTGAAGCTGCGGCTAAGATGGGCGGGTTCGGGTCTATTACTGTAGGTGGCGAGACTATTGAGTACGACTTCCGTGGCATATCTGACCTAGACCAGCAGGTAACTAACCTAGAAGCCTACAGGCAGAGTGCTGACTCAATGGCTCAGACTGCCTTGGACATCCAAAAGAAGTACGGTGCTGACTTTGCTGACCAAGCGTTGAAACGTATTGAGGAGTCTGATCCTGTTGGGTTTAAGGTGCGGCGTAGGCTGGCCGAGATGACATTGAGTGAGTTAGAGAAAGGTACGCAGTTGTCTGACGAAGAGGTTAAGTTTGCTGAACAGGCATTCCGACGATCCTCTGCTGCTCGCGGTGGGCCTATGCTTGGAACTGCCCCTGCCATTCAGGAGACTCTCTCGCAGTATAACATGGGCCGACAGCTTCTTACTCAGCGCATGAACATGGCTCGCTCTTATGTGGGTCAGCCGCAGACAGCGCAGTTCGGTCAGGTGGCAGGTGCTCAACAGGGTGCTGCTCCTATGATGGGACAAGGGCTAGGTGCTGGTATCGGGCTGAATGCTAACGCTGGTGCTCAAGCTACTTCCTTTGCCTCTAACATATTCGGGACACAGGCTCAGATATACGGCACTCAGATGGCTAACCAAAGCGATCCATTCGGTGCAGTGCTGGGAGGTGTGGCTAGTATAGGTCTTGGCGCAGTAACCGGAGGAATTGGAACTTCTATTGCTGGAAGTGCTGCTAAAGGTAGTTTCGCTAAGGGGTTTGGTAATTTTCTAAAAGGGTAGATAAGGAGATATTATTATGAGTTTTGAATTTGGCTGGAAAGCAGGGCAAGACATTTTGGACAGAGCCCGTCAACGCAGGACAGATAAGCGTCAAAAGAAAAATGACAAGGCATCCCGCAGAGCAAACAACGCCGCTGCGGCTGTCAATAGGCAAGAGGCTCGCAGAAGAAAAAATGAGGAAGATGCTAGGGAGCGAGATGGTTACTATGAAGCTGCGCCGACCTTAACCCAAGAGCAACAGGATCAAGTTGATGCAGTTCCAGATTTAGCGTCAGATTTCAAGAAAGAAAAGGGGCCGTTGCAGGGTATGTTCCAGAAGAAAGAAAAGTCTGCCATTAAAGAGGGAGCAGCCAAGGCAAGGCAAGCCAAGCAGGAGGCAAAGAAACTAGCCCAAGAAAATCAACACACAAAGAAGATTCGTTCTGGTCTTGGTGAAGAGGGTTACGAGCAGCTTTCTGAAGATTACCTTACCAAGTCTGCGGCTGAAGCTAAACAGAAGGAAGCTGACGCAAATCTTGCTCTGGCTAAGGCTAATGATTACAACAAAAACGCCGATCAGGATCGAGCCATAAAGCAAAAGGAAGCTGATGCCTCATTAAAGCAAGCGGAAGCTAATCTTAAAATTGCTGCTTTTAACTTAAACAAAGCTGAAGAAGGTGCTAAGAGTGCTGACACTGCCATCAAGCACAGGGAGGCTTTTGAGAGCGCAGCCACAGCCTTTAACGAAATCATGGTGGCGGGGCCGACAGATGGCGAAAGCTTTCCTGACTTTAGGGGCAGACTCATTACTGAGCTTGACCGTATTACTGCTTACACGGGAGGGAATGCTGCTGCTCAGGGTTACATTGCTAAAAGAAGGGAAGAGTTAAGTGCTGGATTTAAGGAGCATTTTGCTAGATTACAAAACTCAGAAGCAGGTAAGGCAAAGCTCAAGTACGACGATATGGTAGCTGTTGCTAAAATTTCTATTGATGCAAAAGGTTACGGTGAGGAGCTAAAGCAAATTGAAGCTACGCAAGGTCAATCTGGTGTAGATGGTATGATTACTAGGTTCTTTATAGAAGAGGACGCAAGGAAGAATGGTGTTTCTCATTTAATAGACCCTGATAATGTTGAGTTCCAAAGGGCTCTGAAATTCAAGGAGCACCCGACTAAACCATATAGAACTCATATTGTGGAAGGCAGGGAGGAACCACTATTCAATAAGGATACAGGCGAACCAATTAAGAACATGGTGCTTGATATGGGGCCAACTCTTTCCGCTTGGGAGAACTTAAAGAAATACACACTAGCTAGGTACGGGCCTTCTCAGGTTCAGGTGACTTTCGGTGATAGGCCCGTTTCTCAAAGCGGTGGTGTTACATTTGCTAACGAGCCCACGGGGCGGCAAACCGAAGAGTACAGCGAGACAAGAATAATAAGCCCGTCAGGACTGAATCTTACAGATGTGCCTAAAACCAAATGGGAGATGTTTGATCCAGCCACCGCGCAAGAAACATTTAATTTCCTTAACGGGTGGAAGCTTGGCAATCCATTCCTAGCCCCTGCACCATCTCAATCCCCTCGCCCTGAGCAGCCGACAAGGAGTGGAATGATTGGGCCTGATAATAATGCAATGCTTGAAGGCGATCCTAATTTCCCTAAGTTGCCTAGGCCAGAACCAGCCCCGCCAGAGCAGGTAAATGAAAAAGGGAAACCCGCTGAGAACATAATCCAGCCAGTTGCCCCCATCAACCAGATGGACACTAAATCAACTAGAACTCCTGAAGGTGTGCCTCCCCTGTCAGTTACCCCCTCTAACGACCCGCTCCCCGACGAGTCAGCTAACGAATTAAAAATCATGCAGGATAACGGGGTTAATTGGGACGGTAAGGAGCCTCCGATTGACGCAATAATGAGACGGTACGAGGAGCTTAATAAGCAAATGGAAAGGTCTGCGTACCCTGAATATGACGAGATTCAAAAGAAGAGGGCGAGCTTGAACACGCTCATTACTAAGCACTATCTTCACACTAAAGGACAAGGACCAGCACTTAATCCCTCTAAAGGAAAAAAGAATAAGAGTAAGTAATGTCTACTTCTATATTTGATTGGTGGCGGCAGCGTTATCCAGATCAAGCTGAGTACACTGACGCCCAGCTTGGGATTGCTATTCTGACTAAAGACCCAGACGCTTGGAGAACACACCCTGAGCTTAATCAGTACAGGGACACCTACCAAAGAATCAAAGACAGAGAGAATGGTGCTGCTTTCGATAGGCAGACTGTTCAGGGCTTCCAGCAAGCAATGGAGAAGCCAGAGGAAGAGCGAGGCATATTCGGCACACTGCTTAAAGACCCAGCCAAGCGCGGCATCTTAATGTCTAAGCAAGCGGATATTGTTACTTCATTCTCTGGAGTCAATAAAGAGTTTACTGTAGATGACGCTCGCAAGTTAATTGAGATAAGGAAAGAGTTAGAGGACTTAGAAGTATCTGACGAGTTTAGAGAGTTCCAAGAGGCTGATGGGTTCATTAAATCTTGGGGTGAGTTTTGGGGGCTAAAAGAAACCCCTTACATTATAGGTGAGGTAGTCACTGAATCTATGGCTGCGCTACTTCACAACGGCTGGAAGAATGTTGCTGGTGGTGCTGCTACTGGTGCTGCTACTGGTGCTGCTGTTGGTGCTTGGTCAGGGCCGGGGTCTGCTGTCACTGCGGCTGGCGGTGCGTTGTGGGGTGCAGCAGGTGGCTTAGGTAAAACATCTTACGACCTATCCGCCTCATCTAAGTTTCTTGAGACAATCGAAGCAACGGTTGGTCGCAGCGTAATGGATGACCCTGAAGCTTTGTTTAATTCTCTCAATGACCCTGAAACATTAAAGAAAGCCAGAAGCAAGGCAGCAAAGTACGGCATACCTATTGCCATGTTCGACACTCTATCTATGGGCCTAGCTGGTAGAGGTGTTAATGCTGGCGTGAGAATTGCCAATGCCGCAGGTAGTAAGGCTAAGGTTATGGTAGGCAAGGAAGGCTTACTAAATAACGCGGCAAGGATAGGATTGCTGGGAACACAAAAAGCTGCACCGATGGCTGCACCACTCGCCTTCCAAAGCACACTCGGAGCATCTGGGGAATTTTTCGGGCAGCTTAGTTCCGAGGGTAAGATTAACGATTGGAAGAGTGTATTCCTAGAGGGCATCGCTGAGTTCGGTATGGCTCCGCTTGAGATCGGCGCAGCTAACCTGACTAAAGATATGTCTGCCGATCACTCAAAAGCCCTGAACGGTATTATTAGGGATAGGCGAAAGGCTGGGGTGGACGCTGATTCTATTAAGGCAGAAACTCAGAAGCTAGTTAACTCAGGTTACTACACTCAGTTACAGGGCGATGTAATTAACACCCATGTAGATGAAGTGTTTGAAGCAGAAGCTCAGGGCAAGACCCCTCCAAGCGAGATGGGTGCTATGGGCAGGATGAGTAAAGCTGACGCTAACAGGGCTTTGAATATGTGGATGGGTGATCGAGGTTATGGCCCACCCATCAGGCCGAGTCAGCAGGTAGGGGAATCTGAGACCCAACGTCGAGGCACTGATTACATTATCGGGAAAAGCTCATCTATCAACAAGTACAGGCTTGCACTAAGAGAAGGTGACGAGAAAACCGTATCTGAACTTAGGGATAAAACTCTTGAAGAGGGCGGTGTTGAAATTGAAAACGATGCATCTCTTCTAGCTAAGGGTAAGGAGGTCGAGAAAAAACTCGCTGATAAAGGCTACGTTATACAAGGGCTCAACCCACAAGCAGCTTTTGAGAAGGGCGAGCAAAGGTACGCCGAGGCCCGCGCCGCCCAAAAAAATGCTCTTTCTGCAATCGAAAGCTGGGAGGATATTACAAAGTACCAAAACCTTTCCGAGCTAGATGGGGATAAGGCTCAAGAGCTAATCAAAAACTTAAATGACGAACAGGCTAACTATATTGGCTTTGACGAAACTGCCGTTGCTGTAGTTAACGATCCGTTTTGGGAGACTAGGCTTAATGCTGATGAGGCAAACGCCATAATAACCATAGGTGCTCACTTAGAAAATGAAGCTCTAAAACAGATAGCCAAAAAGGTTGCACCACCAAGCGAAGATGACATAGCACCGTTTGCTAGGAGGAGGAAGGGCGACCCCAATCAAGGCGATCTATTTGCACCAGAGCCGCCAGAGGATTCGGGTGAGGGCGGTGGTTTCTACTCTTTACCAGCAGAGCTATTTCCTAATGAGCTAAGACCCACAGAAGAGGAGATGAGCCAGATAGGTGATCCCGCTACCGAGCAGGAGGCACTGTTTGAAGAGTTCCCAGAGGGTGAAGATAAGCCGAAAGCTAAGAGGAGTGTTCGCAGAGTCGGTAAGAGGGGTGATGCCCAGATTCCCGATCGAGGTATGTTCGGTGGTCAACCTCAATTCGCTAGAGAGTATGGCGGTGAGGGTGACACAAGGAGTTTAGAGCAACGCATAGGAAAGCAGTTAATGTCTGCCGACCCAGCCGAGTCATCCGAGCGTGAGCTTCTGGGCTTTACTCAGGGAAAGAGGCCAGAGCGTGAGGACTTAGTTCTTGAGCAGGAGCTTGAGATTTCCCCTGACGAACTCAACAAGCTTCTCACTGGCAATCTTCACAAGAAATCAATCACTAAAGATGCTGAGGCTTCAGGCAGGGAGTGGCATCCACTATTTCAAAGGCTTGAGTCAAAGGACTTCCCTATATCCATTTACGGCTCTTGGGGCATTGAAAGCGATAACTGGGGCAAGCGTTGGAATGCTATTGATCCTGAGTCGGGAACCATAGAAAAGATAAATTACTTTGAGGGTGCTCGTCGTTCCGCGCTGAAACTTGCGGCAGGTAATGTGAGAGAGTTTGGCACTGAAGCATACGACATGGCTTACGATGCTCTCCACGGATTCAACACATACGCTCAAGGAACTACAACTGAAGAGGGTAGGGTTCAGTTCAGGGCGGGTATGATTGAGGAGCTAAGACGCAGAGCAGAAGAGGTAATGGACAACGAGATAAGTCGTGGTGCTACCCCTGAGCAAGCCGCCCTAAGCCCTGACATAATGCGAGTAGCCAGAACCAAAGCACCTATATCCGGTGCGGCTATTCTAAAAAGAAACTTCTTGGATCAGGTTCGAGCTCGGCGAAGAGAGGAGGCTAGGATCGAGTCAGTTAAGGGAGGTCAGTCAACTAAAGGTAAAAGGCTTTCAGAGCAGGAACGCAAGCGTAGGTCTAAGAAGCAGATTCGCGTAGCAGGAGGTGAGTCCCGCAACATAGCAGGAGGGGCAACAGCGACCCGTACAGCGAGTGAGTTCTCAGAAGGCAGCATGACCGGATGGGATGATCTTAGAGAGGAAGGTGGATTTAGGGCTGAAGTTATTGAAGAGACTGTAACCGACGAAAGGTTTACAGATAAAGAACTTCAAGTTTTTACCTCGCAAATACCGGAACTTGTTTTTGACGGGGAGGAGTTTGTTGAAGTTGAGGAGGGTGTAGAGGGTGCTGATCTTACAAAAATAGACTCCGTTATAGAGGACTACCATTCTGGCTCTACTGAACTAGCCAACATGGGCAGCAAAAAGATACGGGCAATGGAGGCGACCAAGATTGCTGTAAGGTCTTTCTTGTCCGACTTCAGGAAAAGGTTGCATGAGGATGAGTCTCCTGAGTCCCTGTCTGGCTGGAAGGATCAGCCTTGGTGGCATTACTCTAGGGTCAACCAAGATATTTACACTAAGGTTATTATTCCTGAGTTCGCTAACAGGGTTGATTGGAGGATGAAGGCCCAGAAGGATAGGCCAAAGGTCGAGTCTGATCTGTACCAGTTAAAGGAAGAGGCAATACAGATTCGTAAGAAGATAGATGAGCTTAACGGTAAAAGGTTTAAGCAGCACGTTAGGAGATTGGTTCTTAGCGAGATGATGAACCTGAGAGAGTTAGGCCCAGAAATATCTCCCAACAGATACAGCGAGCTAGTCAAGGAGTCTGAGGGTAAGTTCTCTGAAGCACTTAACTGGATTTCCCAAAACCTATCCACCCCTGAATCCCCCAAGTGGTCTGGTTATTTTATTAAGTGGAGTGATGACGCTATTAAAGCTCAGTTCGAGGGCTTTGAGGAAAACAATGTAGTAGCATCTGAGGCTAACACTAAGATAAAAGTAAAGATGGGAGGCATTGGCACTGGCCCACAGATAGGTGGTGGCTTTGTATCCCTAGACCCAGAGACGGGTGGTAATGTTATTAAAGGACAGCCATTCCAGTGGGGCATCCGCAGAGGCAACCAGACAGTTCCCCTTACCATAGCTAGTAGGCGACCCAAATGGGCTAAGGGTGCTAAGGGCTGGGAGAAAGCTAACTGGGTAGAGAGGAATGTTAAGGAATACTTGGGCGAACTATTAGCTAGGCAGTCCGTAGTTAAGAAAGAGATTTGGCGCAACCAAGTATTACTTAAAAAGCTAAACAACGAGCTTGCAGGTCAGAAGTCCAGAGGGACACGGATGAACGAAATTCGGCGGCAGATAAACAAGATCGTCAGCATCAGGGATAGTCGCATAGAAAGAAGCAAGCGTGGCATTGAGGTGAAGATTAACGGTGAGGTAATGGAAGCTGTTCCTCCTTACCTAAACCCAATCGGTGATCCTAGCTCTAAGACAGCAAGCTATGACCCAAGGATGACCCCCGCTAAAGTTGCCAAGAAGTACAGCAATAAGCGGATCAGTAAGATGATGCTTGATATGGAGAACAGGTATCTCCGTGCCTTCCATGATTC